GCAGTATGTATGTTAACTTTAACGTGCGTTCACTGGTACACTACATTAACGTAAGGAAAGGGAATGGTACACAGCTAGAGCACCAAGATATAGCTTGGAAGTGTTTGGATGTATGTGCCCCTTTATTTCCTGAGTCATGGAGTGCTCTTGTCGATGGTAGCTAAGAAGTATTTTTCTGATGAAGAGTATGGTGTGAAGTTAGTAAAGACCTATGGCACTACGGAATACTACGAGTGCCCTTCTTGTGAAGGTGAGGGGATTGATGTAGAGGAAGATGGGGTGGCCTATAAGTGCCCCACCTGTAGGGGTACTGGAGAGATTGTAGAGGAGGGTGAGTGATATGAGTAACGACTTTAAATTAACAGGACTCATCTTGTACGTATTGGGCATTGGGTTTCTTGTGTTGCAAACAGTGAATCAATCGTCATGGGCTGCACTGTCTGTTTTGGTTCTGGCTATCTTATTGTGTAAGACACAGCTTGACCTTCTTGACCTAAAAGAAAAGATCGAGGGTGAGTGATGCCAGATATAACAATGTGTAAAGGTGGTGAGTGTACCATTAAGGAGTGTTGTGAGAGGTACACAGCAAAGCCAGATGAATACAGGCAAGCGTATTTTGTAGAGCCTCCCTTCTCTAAGAAGATGGATGGTACTGCTTGTGAATACTTAATTGACAACAGAAATATGGAGTGGTATAATGAGCAAATTTAAAGAAGAAATTTCTGGGCTAACTAAAGTGGGCAAGACTTTCCAAGGATACAAGGAGAATGGTGACCTTCACTACCCCTCACCAGAGGAAGAGGAAGAGTTTAAGCGTACTGAGGCCAACCCCACTGAGGAGTATACAGGAGGTAGCAGCAGTTACTATGATGTTTACATCCCTGATGTTGGTGTGGTAAGATGCCTAGATATTATCGAAGCTCTTGACATGCGCTACAATGAGGCCAATGTATTTAAGGCAGCATGGAGAATTGCAGCAGCTAATCAAGGCAAGAAGAAGAAGGGCAATACTAATCTGTATGATGCAGAGAAGATTTGCTTCTTTGGTGAAAGGTTAGTGTTGAAGGAGGAGCAAGAATGAGGTCAATGTATTCCAACTTTGACATAGTGCACATTACAGGAGATTATTATTTAATTGACCGAAGGGATGTTGACGAACATAGTAATCCTGTTAAACTTACAGACGAACAGGTAGAGGAGTGGGCAGAGCTGGCCGAGCGTAACCTTAGGAGTGAAGAGGATTTGCTCAGGCGGTTCAAGTCCCAGTTATAGGGTCGGCTAAACAGGCATTTTTTGCTAGAAAATATTTTGACAAATCGAGGAGATCATAAATGGGACAATGTGTTACCAAAATGCCACATAGTTGTGGGACTAGGAAAGGGCTACAAGTCTTTGAAAATGAAGACAAAACCCTCTCTGGTTTCTGTTTTTCTTGTCACCAGTATGTACATGACCCTCTTGGGCAAGGAGCTACAATTGACAATATTCCTAAAGAAAAACTTACAAAGAAAAGCAAAGAAGAGATTGAAGAAGAAATTGCAGAGATCGAGGAGTGTGAGGCGATAGACCTTCCTGATAGGAAGCTTCGTAAGGAATACCTACAATACCTTGGTATTAAAATTGGTTACGACCCAAGAGATGGTAAGACACCAGCCTACCACTACTATCCTTACACTAGGGATGGTGAGTTGGTTGGGTATAAAGTGCGCCACATCAAATCCAAGAGCATGTGGTCAGTGGGTGACCAGAGGGATGTAGACCTATTTGGGTGGGAGCAGGCAATCAAGACAGGTGCTAAACGACTTATCATAACCGAAGGAGAGTTGGATGCAGTAGCTGTAAGAGCTATTCTAAACATCTACACTAAAGAGAACTTCAAGGACTATATGCCAGCAGTGGTGTCCTTGGCGCATGGCTCTGGAGGGGCTAATAAAGACTTAGCCAAAGCTGCGCCTAAGATAGCTAAGTTCTTTAAGGAAGTGGTGTTGTGCTTTGATCAGGATAAGTCTGGAGAGGCAGCTACAAAAGAGGCGATGAAGGTTCTCCCTAATGCCCTCTCAGCGACACTCCCTGCCAAGGATGCTAATGAAGCCTTGATCAAGGGGAAAGGGAAGGCAGCGTTTAACGCACTAACCTTCAACTTCGCTAAAGTGAAGAACACTAGCTTAATCTTTGGAGAGGACTTGCACGACCTAGCTAGAGAGCCTGCTAAGTTTGGTGAACTGACATGGCCTTGGAAAGGGGTTCAGAAGGTCACCAGAGGCATCCGTTATGGAGAGACTATCTACATAGGGGCTGGTGTTAAAATGGGTAAGAGCGAGCTTCTGAATGCCCTTGCAGCTCATTTTATTAAAGAGCATGGTGTTAAGGTGTTCATGGCTAAGCCTGAGGAGGCTAACAAGAAGACTTACAAACTCTTAGCAGGCAAGATGGAGGGGAAAGTGTTTCATGACCCTGAGGTACAGATGGACTATGATGCTTACGACAGAGCAGGAAAGCTCTTGGAAGGTAAGTTGGCAATGGTTAACCTCTACCAACACATGGGATGGGAGTCGCTTGAGGCTGACATTATTAGCTCAGTGTCTTGGGGTGCTAAGGTAGTCTTCATTGACCCTATCACCAACCTGACAAATGGGTTGGAAGCATCTGTTGCAAACATTAAGCTTCAAGAGTATGCTCAGAAGTTGGCAGCAATGGCACTTGACAACAACATAGTGATTTTTATATTCTGTCACTTGAAAGCCCCTATGGGGAGTGCTGATCACGAGCATGGCGGTGCTGTATTGTCTAGTCAGTTTGCTGGCTCAAGAGCTATGATGCGTTCATGTAATATGATGATCGGTATTGAAGGTGACAAGAGCCCCACAGATAAAGATGGTAATGAGAGACACGCTTCTCTTAAGAACCAACGAGACCTAGTACTCCTAGAGGACAGAGAGTTTGGTCAGACAGGCAAGTTTCCCCTAAGGTGGGATGCCTCAACAACATTGTTTATGGAGTTGTAGTATGTTGAATGAACAGAGCTTTAAAGTTGAATTAACAAAAGTTTATGAAGAAAACTTTGACTTGTGGGTGAAACGTCTGTCAAGATTCGTTGGTGAATCATTAGCTGAGGACGCTGTACAGGAGGGGTTTTGCAGAAGCTTGAAGTATTGGAGAGCCTTCGTCAAAGGAGGCTCTGAAATGGCAGGGTGGTGTTGGGTGATTGTGCTCAACGCTGCCAAGGATATAAATACCAGTGAGCGTACTGGTCAGAGCTATAGCCTACATGAGCCTATTGGAACAGGGGAAGAGAAGTTAACCTTAGAAGAGGTGATAGGTAAGCCTGATGGATATGACTCTGAGGAGTTTTCCTCTATTGTTATAGGAGAGATTGCAGATGACAGGCTCTCTAAAACAAGTCAGGACATCTTGTGGCTCTCATACATCATTGGCTACACTCCAAGAGAGATTGTAAAAATACTTGACGTAGATAACAAAGCTGTGAGAAACTGTACTCACCAGTTTAGGAACTACATAAAGGAGAAGTATGGGACTTTTAGATGATGCAATTATATTTGATGTGGAAGGTGATGGCTTAGAGGCTGAGAAGTTACACTGTCTAGTGCAGGCAACACTCGATGGCAAGGAAATTTGTTACACTGACTATCAGCAGATGCGAGACTTCTTGTCCTCTGCTAAGGTGCTAGTAGGTCATAACATTATTTGTTGGGACATACCAACTCTTGAAAGGGTCTTAGGCATTAAGATAGAGGCAGAGTTAATTGACACCTTGCCCTTGTCTTGGGCACTCTTTCCTGATAGAGTGAGGCATGGCCTAGAGTATTGGGGGGTGGATTTTGGTGTACCCAAGCCAGCTATTGCTGACTGGCAGTATCTGACCAGTAAGGAGTATGCTCACAGGTGTACAGAAGATGTGAAAATAAATAAACTTTTATGGAAGAAACAGCTTGACTTTCTAAGAGATCTGTATGATAATGATAAACAAGTGCTAAGATATATTCGGTACTTGTCATTTAAGATGCAGTGTGTTAGACTTCAAGAGGACAGTAAGTGGAGGCTAGACTTTAAGAGTGGCGTGAAGCTGCTTGAGGGGCTCTCTAAGGAGTTTGAGGACAAGACTGAGGCCTTGGCAGCAGTTATGCCTAAAGTGCCTAAGAGGAGGATTAAGAAGCGTCCTGCTAAGCTCTTCAAAAAGAATGGAGCCTTATCAAAAGCAGGGGAGGAGTGGGAGATCTTTTGTAAAGAACACTCACTAGACAAAACTACAACAGAGGAGTATGAGTATGTTCATCACTTTGAAGAACCGAAGCCCACCAGCCACCAACAAATAAAAAATTGGTTGTTTAGTCTTGGATGGAAACCATGTACTTACAAGTACAACAGGAACAAAGAGACTGGTGACGTAAAGAAAGTCCCCCAAGTTGCAGACAAGGGAGACCTAACCCCAAGTGTGAAGGCTTTGTTAGATAAAGAGCCTGACTTAGTTCACCTAGACAGCTACGGAATAGTGTCTCACAGAATTGGGGTGGTTCGTGGACTGCTTGAGTCGATGGATAAAGAAGGGTTCGTTAAAGCTAGGGTGCAAGGCCTAACCAACACCTTAAGGTTTCAGCATGCAGAGTGTGTAAACATTCCAGCAGTTGACAAGCCTTACGGAAAGGAGATTAGGGGTTTGTTCATGGCAAGGGACGGATATGAGTTGTGTGGTAGTGACCAGAGTAGTCTGGAAGACAGAACCAAACAACATTATATGTGGCCTTTCGACCCCGACTATGTAGAGGAGATGATGACAGATGGTTTCGACCCTCATCTTGATATTTGTATTGCTGGTGGAATTCTTACTCCTTCTCAGTGCGAGGCGCATAAGAGTGGAGTGGAGGACTTCTCTCAGCAAAGAAAGTTGGGAAAGGCAGCGAACTACGCATGCGTTTATGGTGCTAGTGGAGCTACTGTGGCTCGCTCTGCTGGTATTTCTGAGCCTGAAGGGAATAGGCTTGTAGAGGCTTACTGGAGGCGTAATTGGTCTGTGAAGGCAATTGCAGAAAACTGTAAGACAAAAGTTGTGAAAGGAAGTAAATGGTTGTACAATCCAGTGAGTGGGTTTTGGTACAGCCTGCGACATGACAAGGATAGGTTCAGCACATTGAATCAAGGGACTGGTGTTTACTGCTTCGACCTCTGGATTAAATTTATTTTAGAGGAAAGAAAACAGTTGACAGCTCAGTTCCATGATGAGATAATACTGGAAGTAAGAAAGGGGTTTAGGCAAGAGTGTGAAGCATTGCTTAAGCGTAGTGAAGAGAAAGTAAACAAAACTCTCAAACTTAATAGAGAGCTAGACATATCTGTTGACTTCGGTGACAGCTATGATAAGATACATTAACAGGAGATATTATATGGGATTGAATGCATCCAAGGTAAAAAGTAGTGGTGGTGGTACTGCAGCAGAGCCAATCGAAGGCGGCACGTACCCTGCAAGAGTGGCTCAGGTAATTGACCTAGGCCTCCAACCACAACGCCCCTTCAAGGGTCAAGAGAAGCCCCCTGCACACCAGATGTGGCTGACCTATGAGTTGGTTGACGAGTTTCACGTAGGCGAAGATGGCGAGCCTGATGAAGACCGTCCACGTTGGATTAGTGAGCAGTTGGTTCTTCATTCGTTGAAGGCTGATCGAGCTAAGTCAACGCAGCGTTACAACGCTCTTGACCCTAAGATGGAGTTTGGAGGAGACTTCGCAATGCTAGGTAACACAGGTGGTAATGTGACCATCACTACACGAGCAGGTAGTGGAGAGCATGCTGGTAAGGTGTTCAACAACATCCAGACTGTCACAGCTGTACGGTCTAAGGACTTGGCTAAGATGGAGCCTTTGAAAGAAGAGGCTAAGGTGTTCTTGCTAGACGAGCCTGACATGGAGGTGTTTGAATCTCTTCCTGACTGGCTTCAAGACAAGATTAAAGGCAACCTTGAGTATGACGGAAGCGAGTTGCAGAAGCTCCTTGAGGGTGGTTCTACCAAGTCTGCTGAGAAGCCTGTTGCAGAGGATGGTGAGGACGAGGTAGCGGAGGATGATGTTGTATGGTAGAGATTGAGGTAGGGAGTCCAGTTGAGGTAGTTAATGCCTTGGGTCTTGAGTCTTACGGTCTTAATAAGGGTGACAAGGGCTGGGTTAACTCCCTAGTCCATGTCCCTGACGAGGGCTCTTACATTATGTATATGCCTGAGGACTCCAAAGGGGTGTTGGTCATGAACTTAGACAGGGTGAAGTTTGATGAAGATCGAGCCAACCTTGTCTTGGATAAAGATACAATACACAAAAACAACTTCTAGGAGGTTTTATGAAATGCTTGGTTGATGCAGATGTTCTTCTCTATGAGATTGGAGCTTGTGGGCAATACATAGACGAGGACTCAGGTGAGTTAGTAGTCCTTGGGTTTGATTATGTGGCCGACCTGCTCGACCAACGTATCAAAGAGATAAAGGGAGAGTGTTGGGCAGACGAGGTAACTCTCTACTTGACAAACAACCCAACTCTGCATAAAGTATATCTTAGACAATGCAAAACGGATGGGGTTGAATGCCCTGAATATAAACCAAACTTTAGAGAAGCAGTTGCAGTAAGTAAGCCATACAAGGGTACGAGGAAGAGTGAGAAGCCCTTCCACTACAGAAACTTGATGGTATATATGCTAGCAAACTACGACACTAAAGTGGCTAATGGGTATGAGGCAGACGACCTCATGGCCATAGACCAGACAGACAAGACTATTATTTGTACACGAGACAAAGACTTGAGGATGGTAGAGGGGTTACACTTTGGGTGGCCTTGTGGAAACCAACCTCAGTTTGGTGTGATGGAGGTGAAAGGTGTTGGAGAGATTTCTTTGTCAACAGATCGTAAGACTGTGAAGGGGTGGGGGAGCAAGTTCTTCTACTCACAGTTGATTACTGGTGACACAGTTGATAATATAGGAGGGCTACCAAGGGGTGGTGCTGTCCTAGCTTATGAAACTCTCAAAGACCTAGAGACTGATGTTGAAATGTACGAGCATGTGTCGGACTTGTACAAGTCTAAATGTGGTGATGATTGGTTTACTATGTTAACTGAACAAGCCAACCTTCTCTGGATGGTCAGAGCCTTAGATGAAAAAGGAGAACCTGTACTATGGAAACCACCGATCATGAACAGTTGATGGACTGGATGGAGGAGTTGTATGGCGCGGCCAAGTGGAGCTAAGACAAGGTGTGGGGGGAGGTGGACTGAGGCCAGATACAAGAGCTTTATAAAGTCCTTACTCCGCTCAGGTACACAGAGGTGGGCTCCCATCCAAGACTGCTTGAAAGCAGCTAGGACTAGGCGAGGCTACTCTATATGTGCTGAATGCCAAGAAGAAGTACCCAATTATATAAAAGACAATGGACGTAGGAAGAAGAATGTGGTTGCTGACCACATAGATCCTATTGTACCAACGACTGGTTGGGTTAATTGGGACAGCGTAGTTGAGCGTATGTTCTGTGAAATTGATAACCTACAAGCTTTATGTCTCCCATGCCACAATAAGAAGTGTGCTGAGGAGAGGGAGGAGCGAAAGAAACATAAGGGGAAATAGTATGAGCTACAAGAGTTACCCACTCTTTAAGGATATTGAAGACAGGTTTGTAAGAGCCTACAACTTATTGCAGATAGCAGAGAACATACGGCAAGACATAGGTGCTGGTGCAGTACAAGATTATATGAAGCAGATTGATGATGATGCTACAGGGGACATAGCCTTTGTGATAAGGCTCATTAAGACAAGGGGCTTGGAGTATACGATCAAGCAAGTGCAAGCAAGAATTAAAGGAGAGGCTTATGAAGATAGTGATTATTCCTGATACTCAGGTGAGACAGGGTGTACCTACTGAGCACATTAGGGCAGCAGGCAACTACATTGTAAAGCACAAACCAGATAAAGTTGTGGTCATGGGTGATTGGTGGGATATGCCAAGCCTCTCTTTATACAACACCAGCTTGAAGGCAGAAGGTGTTCGTATTAAAGATGATATTGACGCAGGCTGTGACGCTATGCTAGAGTTGTTTGAACCACTTATTCACTACAATGTGAAGCGTAGGTTGAACAAGAAGAAGCTCTATCGTCCAGAGTTCGTCTACATTACAGGCAATCATGACCCACAGGTTAGAATCCCTCGCTTGGTTGAGCAGTATCCAGCCCTTAAGGGGATGCTTGATGGAGAGGAAGTTGATCGGTTCTTAGAGAGCTTGGGGTTTGAGGTTGTGCCATTCCTTGAGATAAAGAACATTGAGGGGATTCGGTTTAGCCATTACATTCAAAACCCACACAGCTTAAAGGGCAGTCCTTTAGGTGGGCAGATTGATACGATGCTTAAGAATGCTGGTCACAGCTTTGTACAAGGCCACCAGCAGACTTATAAAATTGGCAAGCACTATCTATCAGATGGTACACAACGCCTAGGGATTGTCTGCGGAGCCTTCTATGACCATGACGAGGACTACATGAGCCCTCAAGGGAATAGGCACTGGAGAGGGATTGTGCAGTTGAATGAGGTGAAAGATGGTGGGGCTGATGTATGTGAGATTAGTCTTGAGTACTTGAAGAGGGAGTACTTATGAGTTACTTGGTGATGGCAGGTGATACATACTACCCACTCGGTGGCCTTAATTGTGTCTGTACCAAGGAGACACGAGAAGAGGCTAAGGAGGCCGGACTTT